AAATGAGTTAAAAGAAGAATTAAAAAAAGAACTAGATGAATAAAGAAGAAATTGAAATAGCAGAACAATTAGAATTAGCTGAATTAGAAAGATTATTTACTTTAAGAAAAGCATTCGGTAAAATGACTGCTACTATTGCTGCTGAGGATCGAGGACAAACAGAAGAAGAATTAAGAGACCATTTAGATTATTTAGCTGAATTAGATGCTAAGATTGATGTGTTAAAAGAAAAATATAAAGATCAAGTTATAGATGAGTAATAAAGAATTAACAGTTACAGACGATTTAAAACCTATACTAGGTATATTAAAACCAGAAGATGCTCAAGCGGTTGTAGAATTAAAAGAAGAATTAACTGATTCTTGGACTAAAAGACAAGTATTTAGAACAGAAACTGAAATGAGAATATCAGTTTTAAATGATAGTAAATTTCCAACTGTAGCATCAAAATATTGGCAAAGTATAAAAGAACAAAGTTCAATGTTTGAATCACTAATGGATTTATCATTTGAATTAAGGAAAAATAAAATTAAAAGATTACGATTAGAAAAGCAACTACAATCAACAACTGATGAATTAGATATAATGGATATTCAAGTAGACTTAGATAGGAACTTATATTCGAGGGCAATTATGGAACAGAGTGCAAGTGATAGAGTTAGAGAATTAAAATTATGGTCTAAATTAAAGACAGAATTAGATGATAAATCATTTGATAGTCAGGACGTAAATAACCATCAAATGGAGAGTCTTAAATTAGCATTGGAAAATAGAGTAAGATCACTAAATCCTAATAGCCCATCAAGTGAAGTAATTAATGCGACAGGTCCATTGAAGACATTAAATAAAATAGTTAATCAAAAACAATTAAACGAGAATAATTGAATATAAAGTTATTCACACCCCATCCTGCTCAAGAAAGAGTTGTAAAAGGATTTGCTGATTCCAAAGAAAAATTTGGTGTATTCGTCTCTAGTAGACAATCAGGTAAAACTATACTAGGGGAGAACTTAATGTTGTATTGGTTATTAAAAAATCCAAATCAATTAGGATGTTGGATATCTCCAGTTTATAAGCAAGCAAGAAAAGTACATGAAGAGTTATCTAATATAGCTAAAGATATAATTGTATCCAGCAACAAAGCAGAGTATAGTATAACGTTTATTAATGGTTCAAAATTAACATTTTTATCAGCTGATAGTCCAGACAGTATACGTGGTTATTCATTTCATTTTATGATTATAGATGAGGCAGCTTATGTAAACGAAAGAACCATTTCTCAAGCAATATTACCTACGTTAAATGCAATCGGAAAGAAATGTTTGATGATATCAACACCTAAAGGACGTAATCATTTTTACAATTACTATCAAAAAGGTTTAGATGATTCTAATGAGTTATATATTTCATTTAAAGCAAGGAGTGATGAGAACCCTTATAGTGATAAAGACTTCATTGAAGAACAACGCCGGTCACTTCCTACAGATATATTCAAAATGGAATATGAAGGTGCTTTTGTAGACAGTTCAAATGATGTGTTCAAAGGTTTAGATAAAGTTAGTGTAGTAAATGAATGGCAACACCAAAATAAGTCAGAACGTTGTTTCGTTGGAGTAGATGTTGGGTTAAGTAAGGATAATACAGTTGTATGTATTCAATCAGAATCAGGAAGAGTATTATACATGGAAGGATTTACAGGCATTGGAGTATCAGAAGCATCAAATAGGGTTATGTCTATACTTAATCGCTACAACATAGCAGGTGGTTATATTGAATCAAATAATGTTGGAAAAGCTGTTTATGAAACAGTAAATAAACGTTTTAGAAAAGTAAAAGCATTTTATACTACGCAGGAGAGTAAAATGGTGGCTGTTAGGAAACTACTAGAGGATATAGAGGTAATGTCGGTGGAACTACCAACAAGTGAATTATGTCCTAATCTAACTCATGAGATGTCTAATTATAGTTATAAACTCAGTAATAATGGAAAAATTAGCTTCGGGCATTTACCTGGACAGCATGATGATTACTGTGACGCTTTATGGTTGTGTAATGAAGCAAGACATTCAATTTCCTCTAAAGGTTTATATATTGGAGGTAGTAAAAGTTTAGATGTTAAATTTGGATTACCCAACTAGTTTTCGTATATTATCGGTAAAAATCGTATATAAGTATTATGTGTAGTGTTATTGTTAAAACGAAAAGTTGTGGTAAGTGTAGGGTTGAGAAGGATGTAACTGAATTTAGTAAAAATAAAACTTCTAAAGATGGGTTACAAAATAGATGTAAAGAATGTGTTAAACAGTATGATAAACAATATAAGAAAGATAATGCTGATAAGATGAAACAATATTATAAAAATAATGCTGATAGATTCACCCATTCTATTCCAGCAGGTATATATGAAGTGTTGTATAAAGGAATAAGAAAATATGTTGGACAATCTAAACAACCATATCATAGATTATCAATTCATTTCTCTAAACGCTCAAACCCAGAAAACGCTTTATTAAATTCAATCGTATCATATAAATTAAGTATAGGTGAAATTAAACGTGAACACCTGTCTTTTAACATACTTGAATTCGAGGACGATGAACAACGTAGATTAGATATAGAACAGCGTTATATAGATAATTCTACCGGTTTATGGAATGTTGTTGGGCAAAAATATTGAACACAATAAAAATATTTATTACATATGAAAGTATCAGTTACCATACCAGATTACCTTAGTATTAGAAACTATAACCAGTTAACCAACATAGAGCATCTTACTGATTTTAACAAGTTAATTAAATCTATCTCTATTATAAGTGACTTAGAAGAAGATGAAGTAAAGAAATGGAAAGCTAGTTCAATAACCCAAGTTTATAATGATGTTATTGAGTGTTTAAAAATGGAGGAGAAATATTACCCTATATTTGAATTAGGTGAACAATTGTATGGTTTTCGTCAGTTTAAAGATTTAACACTTGGTGAATACGTTGATTTAGAAAAATTATGTAAAGATCCTAATAAAAATCTATCTAATATAATGGCTATACTTTACAGACCAATTACTAAACATAAATTTAATGATTGGAAGTTTAAGTTAGTTCACAACGTTAGATTACTTACTAAACAAGTAGATAATATTTTTAATTATTATGAGGTAGAGGAGTATGATTCTAAAAAACGAGAAATTAACTCTCAAGCATTAGAAGAAATGCCAGCATCATTTGCTTTAGGGGCACTAGGTTTTTTTTTAGGTCTAGGGAATCTGTTTTTGACAACTACACTTCCTTATTCAAGCAAGAAAGAGAAGATAATGCAGAGGATAATGACAGAGGAGAGTCTAACAGCTTTAGCTCTCATTGGGGATGGTTTGACACAATTTATTCACTCTCCAAATCAGGTATACTCAATATTACAGGAGCAAAAAGTATCGTTGAATTAAATTTTGTATTTGTTTTAAACTATTTATCAATTGATAGAGATTGGAACCAAGAAATTATAAAAGAACAAAAAAGAGCAGAGCAATTAGCTAGACAGAGAGCTAGAATAAGATAAAAAAATGGCTTGTATAAATTGTAAAGAAAAAAAATTAAAGGAAATGGAAAGTAAAATAAGACAACTATCATCACAGGGATTTGATGTAAATAGAATTGCTGCTTTATTAAATACCAGTAAATCATCAGTTATAGAAGTATTATCATCACCTGTTAAAGAAAATCCTACAGTTAAATTATCATCTTCACCTAAGAAAAAAACTAAAAAGTAATGGCATTTATACCATATAGTAAAATAGTTCAAAAATTTGAAGATGCTTGTAACTCACATGATTACATACAATCATTCGCACAAGGAACACTTGATTATTTAGATGCATCATCTCAAAATGTAGTTTATCCTTATGTGTTTCTAAGGCCATTATCATCGCCTGGTTATGACCAAGAAACTAGATTAAGAACTTTATTATTTGAATTATATGCTTTAGATGTTCCTAAATTATCAAATGAATCTCCTGTAGATGTATCATCTAGAATGGAGACAGTAATATATGATTTAGGTTCTTATTTCAATTGGGGCCCTCCAAGTGATAACCAAGCATTAGGTTATTCATATGACATTCAAAGTATAACTCCAGTTAATGAAGCATTTAACGATAGAGTTTACGGATGGGTTGCTAATGTGAATATACAGACTTTAGGAATATATGATTATTGTTCATACCCAAGTAACTAATGGATAATCAAAATACTATAGAAGCATTAGAGATGTATGGTGAAAGAATCCGTGAACAAATGGTTGAAAATTTATTTAACAATCGTTCGTTTAATACGGGAACTTTAGCTAAATCTATTACTAATACTACTAACCCTAATACATTAACTGCTACAATTGCCGTTAATGAATTTTATGGTATAATAGTAGAAGATGGTATAGGTAGAAAAGCAGGTAGAATGCCACCAATAGCTCCTATAGAAAATTGGATTAGAAAGAAAAATTTAAGACCAAAAGCAGGATCTACAGTTGAAGGATTTGCTTTTGCTATAGCTAGA